CATTGTCAAATGCTGGGTTCAACACAAACTTAACGTTAGCCAAGAATGGAATAACATAAGAAGTGTAAGCAAAACCAAAGTTCAAGTCCATACCTTTACCAGTGATTGCACCAATATCAGCAGCCTGGATAAGAAGACCAGAAGAGATTGCTTCTCTCTTGATAGCTTCATTTACCATACGCATACCACCCATACCAGTTTGTACAACTAGTGAACGCTTAGGATCTGGACCCTGGAATTCAACTTTACCGTTGAAGAAGTTGTAGATCTCACCACGGAACAAATCAAGAGTAAAGTTATTCTTGTTGTATACACGCTTGAATGAGTTATCCAACTGCTTCCAAAGACCCACAGACAAACGGATATCATCCGGTCCATCCTGCTTAACACGTCCTCCTTGTCCCCACATCAAGTAAGTCTCAATGTCAGATGCAATCTTAGACAAGTGAGCAGCTTCCATGTTAGTAAGGAATGTACGTGAAAGATCACCATTATCAAATGCTTTCTTTACTTTATCCTTACCCATTACCTTAACCATATCTTCTAGAGATGCAATTGAAGGATCAATATTCTTGTCAAATGTTCTCCAGATCTCAGTTACAGGAACTGTACCATCTGCATTCATACCACCCTTAATCATCAAATCTGCACGAGAAGAGATAGAGTAATGTACGTGTGCTTCTGCTCCTCCTACAAAGTTGTAGAACTCACGGAATCCTGCATTAGTGATGATGTCAGAGAATCTTTCACCATACTCACCTCTAGCTGAACCTTTACGGAATACCTTAGTACCATTTGCAAGATATCTGTTGTCAAGGAACTTGTAGTTGTCATTGTTTACAAGCTGTACAGTATAGATAAATCCGTCTCCTACAGGAAGAATATCATCCTGAGTAACATACATTTCCACACCATTGTACTTGTCATAAGTAAAGATATCACCATGACCAAATTCACGTCTGTTTAGCTTTACTTTAAAAGTAGTACCATCAAGACCTTTGAACTCATTCTGTGGTTCAATATCTTCAATAATGTAAGGAAGGTCAATTGACACAGGTGTCTGCCAACGGTATTCACCACGTGCATTATCAACCATAATTACATTCTTTCCTCCAAAAGAGGACATTTGATAAAGAGGCATTTCAACCTTCTGAGCCATAGCCCATAGGTCTACCGGACCAAGGTCCATTGGTTCTGCATCTTTCAACATGTTTGTAAGGTGGTAAGAATCCACATGTGATGAAGCTGCATAGGCAGTATCACGCATGAATATACCATTGTTTAAAACTGGAGTTGCCATTTGTATTTATTTGTTTATTTGTTACTTAATTAAAATCTTCTAAAGATATTATTTTGTTGTCTTGGTATTGCTCTTTGTGTTGCTCTCTTCGGAGCAGGTTCTGGTTCAGAAACTGAAGAAGTAATTTTTCTAGACTCTTCTGTTTTTAATTGTCTAACTGTTTTACTCACTGCTTCTTTACTCCCTACCTCTCTAATCTTTCCTTTGTACCCATCAGGATCAGCAAGTAACCAAAGAGCTTCAGCAATTAGGTCGTGTCTTGGTTCTACAAACTGATACTTTTCAAGTAAATGACCAAGTAAGTTAGTAGGTTTACCAGATATAGAAGGATAATTAGGTTGTACTAGTCCAGAATATAACATACTCTGAAGTTTCTTATCTAACCTTACTCCTCCTAATTCTCCTGCTGAAAGTGTATCATATACATTATCAGTGTATGCTTTTGCAGCAGCAGATTGTTGTTGCTTTTTATGCTCTTGCTCAGCAAGTTGTCTAGCAACAATTTCTTCTTGCATTCTGTCCAACTTAGGTTTAAACTGATTAGCCTTTTGTTCTAATTTGCCTAAGTCCATCCAATCTTGAATTTCAGATTCAATTTCTTCCGGTGTACCAAATTGTGTAGTATACAAATATTGTCTTGCAATCTCAATTTGATCATGTTCATCTGAAGTATCAAGTTGTCGCATTTCTTCTACATGAGCAAGTGTACGAAAAAGACCCTTAAGATCTTGACCACCATCAGCTACATATTTTGCTGCAATCTGAAGCTCTTCAGGTAAAGCTTGAAAAAATTCTCTAGGAGTATTCTCTCTTACTTTATTTTCTCTTTCCTGGAAGTTAGCTTCAAATAGCTCGCGAAAATCTTTTGCTGTATATTCCTCTAAAGGTTTATCATCATCAAAAGGTGCTAATGTACCTTCTTCAATCATTTTAGCTGCTAGTTCTGCAAGACCTGATTTATCAACCTTTGGTCTTCCTTTGCTACCAGACTCTTCCTCTTGAGCAATACGGTTATCAAGTTCAGCAATTGCTTCTTCAACTTCTTCTGGAGTTGCTTTTACTTCTACAGAAGTTTCTACAGGTTTGTCAAGGAACGTTGTGTCAACAGTTTCTCTTGTAAAAACAGATTTCTTTTCATCAATGGTTTCTTCTTGTGCAGGAAGCATAATATTTTCTGCACCAGGTGTACCAAAAATTTCATCAAGATCTAGATCTACTTGTGATACTGATGTTGAGTCATTAATAATTTCACTCATTGTTGTTGGTTTTGTTTGTTACTTAATTTAATATAAGAATAATTTTAAAAATAAACTTCAAAAATTTAAAAATAGACTAAAGGTTTTTTGCAATATATAGCTAAACCTATTTTTCTATTCTTTGTTATCATATTTATTTTTATTCTCTCGAGCAATTTCTAAGTTTTTATCAGCTATTTCTTTTTGAACTTGAATCTTTTCTCTTTCAATGGTATTCTTTTCAGAAGCTAACATATTTCTATTAGATTCTTTTTGTCTTTCCATTGAAGTTTGTTCTTGATATTGCTCACTTGCTCTAATCTCTTTCATAGCATCAGCATAGTCTGACATTTGATTTTGATTTAAGTCAGCCATAGAACCGTAACTTGAAGCCCGTATTTCAGCAACAAGAATATCTCTTTGTCTATTCTTTTCTGCCTCCATTGCCTCATAATCTCTTTTAAGTTTTTCTTCTTCAGCTTTAGCTTTTAATTGTTGTTCTTGCATTTGCTGTTGAGATTGCATTTCCTGTTGTTTGATTTCATTAGCTTTTTCTTCAGAAGCTTTTAAAACAGTATTAAGTTCTGCAATTGAATCTGATTGGATAACTTTTCCTAAATCATATATTGTAGCCCCGGTAGTGTTATTTTGAAGAGACATTTGTTTTAACTGCTCAAGAATAGCCCTTTGATTTGCTGTTGTAGTACAGAATATATTAAGATCTCTAAGCAGTAGATCTGTACCATTTATCTGAAAGTTTACTTTTTCATCAGCACCTGTAATATATGTCAATCTAACAGAAGGTTTAGTAGAATGATAATATTGTGCTAGATCTGTACGCATCTGATGTACTCTTGGCATCAAGTAATCACAGTGTTGTATAAAGTATACTTCTGTTTGAGCATATGAAGCATTTACTGCTTGTTCTACTCCAGTTGCTGTTTGTTGTGATATTTGCTGACCCATTCTTTGTGGATTAACTCCAATTACTTCATATGCTTGTTGCTTAAAGTAATTAGCTAGGTTAATCCTTGACATTAAACGGTTTGTTTGTTCCAGGTCAAGTTTTTGGAAATGCTGGAAGTTTAATGCATTCTCTGTATTTGTAATAGAAGTATCCAGTGGTAACATCTGGAAATTCTTCATTGCTACATATGCTTTTGCTAAGTTATTCTTACCCCAGTCTTCATTCATAGAGTGTCTAGGAAGAGCATTCTGATCTAGTAAAATTACTGTACCCAGTTCATCTACTAAGATATCTGCTATCTGATTATTAACAATATTATATCCAATCTGGTATGGTTTCATTAAGTCAATTAAAGCTGTAGACTTTGTATTTCTATCTGAGAATACTGAGCCTTCTACCGGAAGTTTACAACCATAAATAGTACTATCTCCTTTAAACTGAAATTTAAGTGGGCCTATTTTATTCTTATCAATACCTAAATATATTGGTGAGAATCCTCCAGGATTATTCATACCCCAGAATGATGGAATATTTGGTCCAATCTTTACACCACCCCAGACTTCATTGATCCAAATCCAGTCAATGTGTTCTCCATATACAAGATTATCTTTTGTTTTATTTTTAAATAACCTTGTATCATAAATTGCTTTATCTGTGATTTTATAATCCTCAGTTATTATCTCATTAGTAACTTCTCCATTATCGGATATCTTAGTTAAATGTCCTACCTTACGTTGTGATTTCCAATAGCAAGTTGTTGCTCTTAACAAATATGCAGTACCTGCTGTATCATAATCCTCACCTTCAGATAAAATTTGTGTTACCACATCTCCCCCCTGTAATATAGATCCTGAGACCATAGAAGTGTATTGTCTATAAGCTAAAGATGGCATGTTAACATTCCACTCATGAGATTTAGTTGCATCATAGTAACTACCATCATTCTGCATTCCACCAATTGTGTATCCTGCAGATCTAATAGGATAAATTGCTTCAAGAGCTTCTAACTGTTCTTCTGTCATCAGATAACCATATTTATCAATAACATCAGCTACAGTATACATATCAGTTTTACCTACCCAGTTAGCTTGGGATATGTATCTTGCATCTGGTGACTTATGATAAAATGTAAGTACTGGATTCCATAATTCAACTTCATAGTCATCTTCTGACATTCTAAAATGCCAAAATTCTCTATCTGTAATGAGCATATCACGGAAACCTCTTTCCTCAAGTTCATCCATTTTAAATCTTTCAACATCAATTTTATGTTGATGTGTTGCCCATTGTTCAACCATTGATTTATAATCTTTCTTGAAAAATTGTTCAATTTCAGGAAGAGACTTTAAGTTTTCAGGATTAAGTTGTTGCTGTGCTTCTTCTGATTGAGGATCAAGTCCTTGCTCTAGTAGAGAAGCAACGATTTTCATTTGAGCATCTGCCATTAGTACTTCTTCTACAGCAGCTCTTTTTTGCTCAAGCATTTCATTATATGAAAACTCATCAACAGCCCGGTAAGTAAGTTTGGTAGATCTTTTAGCAAACTCAGCTACTAAGACATTAATAACATTTGGAATAATTGGGTAAAACTTTAATTCTAGAGCTGTAGCATCTTCTTTAGTTAAAGTTTCTATGATATCGGCATATTCATTATTATCTTCAATGATGTAGTCCGTCCTATCAATAATACCTTTTGCAAGTTTATAATTCTTCATTAATCTTCTTGCATTTCTTCTTAACTGCTTAAGCCCATTCCATTCTAACCAATCTAAGTTCCAAGCTGCCCACTCGTCATCTTTATCAGCTTTTGGTATAAATTGAAGTGGTTGAGTAATACTACCCATTCTATTTTGTTGAGCTTTAGCTCCTTTCTTGAGCTGCATTGCATTATATACCTGCATAGCTTTTATTTAAAGTTTTTAAATGGTGAACGTTTATAACCTTGTCCATTAGCAAGCTTCCCTTTCCCCATGTGCCGGAAAGGGCTTACAGATAATTTAAACAAATTATCTGACTTTTGCAAGTTTTTGGCTGCGTCATCCATTATTGTTTTTTTAATAAATCCTCTATTTGATTCCTGAATTCTCATAAATGCAACAAGTGCACAGAAAGCTACCATGCGGTCAACGTTAAGCCCTTCCACATAAGCAAGCATTTCTTTTATAAGCATAGGATCCTTAATTCTTTCAACACCATATGTTGTTTTAACTATAGTTCCATCTTCTTTAGTTATGGTATCTATTTCTTCTCTGACATATTCAATAGCATAAGATATAAGGTGTGACTTAAATAGTATACCGGTGTTCTTCCAACCATACTCCTGGAATACATTTGCATTGGCCTGGAGATCTTTAAGGAACATTATCTGTGTTCTTGGTACAAGATACTTTTGTTTTCTCCTAGATATCATATACTGTATAAACAATGATATGTTATTTTCTATTACTGTCCACGCATTGTACCACTCTATTATAAGTTCTAGTCTTTCATGTGTTTTCTTTATATCATCAAATCTACCGCACCAAGCTGCTACTATTTGACTTTGTTCTATAAAGTTCTCACTTTCAACACCAGTAACCTTGGTAACTTCAACTGAAGCTTTCATTACATATATAGAACATAGTGATTCTGAGGTAGTTGTCTTACCTTCTGATACGGGGTCAATAGATGCATAGTAAGTACCAAAGCCTGGGTCTTTAATTGGTCTTTCCCATACTACAAGTGTTCCTGTTTTATCTTCTGTTTTCTTTCCTATTGGAAACTCACTTATTGGTAACTTATTAGTTGATCTTACAGCAGGTCTCCCA